ATGAAAAAGGCGAATGAAGAAGCATCAGGTTCATTTGATCAATTAACAAATGCTGTAAACGGCACTACCTTTGCAATAGTTAGAGGATTAGAAAAACAACAACAGGCAAATAATAAAGCAAAGAAAGAACAAGCCGTAAGAGAGTCAGAAATTAATAAATTACTTGTACAATCAAGAGAAATATTAACTGATGAAACGGCGAGCATAAAAGAGAAGAAGAAAGCACTTGAAGAAGTAACAAAGGCTGAAAAGGCAAGCGCGGCTGAAAAAGTTAGAACAGCTAAGGTTGATCTTGATATTTTAGAGAAAAAAGCGAAAGCGTTAGGAGGTCAAGCAGAGAAAAAGATGAAGCAAGAAATAAGGGATGCAACTATAGCCCTTAATGAAGCCGAGACTGAAAACGCCATGACTGGTATTAAGCTGAATAAACAGCGAAAAATGCTTGCTCGTCAAGAGGCAGCAGATGCAAAAGAGGCAGCTGATGCAGCTAAAGAAAGACACAAGGAATATTTAGAAAAACAAAAAGAACAGCAAAAAGCTCGTGAAGAATCTTTAAAGAAAATTAAAGATGCAGAAAAAGAGTATCAAAATTCTTTACTAACACAGCAACAAAGAGAGTTAAATGATGCTACTAATAAATATGATGAATTAATAAAACTTGCTATAAAAAACAAGCAAGATACAGCTATTTTAGAAGAAGCTAAACAAAAAACAATATCTGATATTAATTCAAAATATGCTAAACTTGAATTAGAAGAAAAAGCAAAATTAGAAGCAGCAAAGAAAGCATTAGAAGCTAAACAAATAGCAGATATGAAGTCTGCTGATGAAGCGGCTTGGAATGAAGAAAAAGCTCGTATGGATTTACGCACTAAATATATTAGTGATGATAAAACAAGAGAAATTCAAGAACGAGAAGACACATATCAAAAAGAATTAGTTGATCTTCAAAATGCTTATGATAATAAATTATTAACTGATGAAGAGTATCAAAATGCTACAAAATTAGCTACAGAAAAAAACAATCAGGATAAAATAGAAATTGAAAAAAAATATCTTGATAAATCAAAACAAATAAATCAACAAAGAATTGATCTTGTATTAAAATATGCTCAGACATTTGGTAATGCAATGGGATCATTAGCCAACCTATTAAACGTTCAAGATAACGAACGATTGAAAAACGTAAAAAGAGGAAGTAAAGAAGAAGAGGCTATAAAGAAAAAAATGTTTGAGCGAGATAAGAAATTAAGAATTGTTCAAACAATAATAGATACAGCATCAAACGTCGTTCAGTCGGTTCGTAATGGTGGAGGTATTCCTACTGGTATTCCTTTTGGAGTTGCAGCTGGTGTTATGGGAGCGTTACAAATTGCAGCCATTAAGAAAACATCATTCGACGCTGGCGGAGGTGAACAACCCCCTGCAAGTGGTGGGGCTGGTTCTTCTGGAGCTGTTGCTGCAAACGTAATTACACCCAACTTAAACGTGGTAGGAAATGCACAAGCTACTAATCCATTGGCAGGCTTGGGCAACCAACCAATACAAGCGTATGTTGTGAGTGGTGAGGTAACTACAGCTCAGTCTTTAGATAGGAATAGAGTTAATTATGCAACGTTTGGATAAACATTAAGTTAATAGGACATGAGAATTATAGAATTAATCATAGACGAGAAAGACGAAATGAGCGGTATAGATGCCGTATCAGTCGTTAAGAATCCAGCAATAGAGGAAAACTTTATAGCACTAAATAAACACGAAATAGAACTCAAAAAGATAGACGAAGAGAAACGTATATTAATGGGTGCTGCATTAGTTCCTAACAAACAGATTTACCGAGTAAACGAAAAAAAAGAAGAGTATTACATTTTCTTTAGTGAGCAAACGGTACGCAAAGCATCTGAATTATTTTTAATGCGTTCAAATCAGAATAACGCTACCTACGAACACAAAGACAAGTTAGAAGGTCTAAGCGTTGTGGAGAGTTGGATAATTGAAGACGAGAAATCGGATAAATCCCGATTATATGGTTTTGATCTACCAGTAGGTACCTGGATGATCTCTATGAAGGTTAATAACGATGAGGTGTGGGGCGACGTTAAAGAGGGTAAGGTTAAAGGCTTTTCTATAGAAGGTTACTTTGCAGACAAATACGAAATGAGCCTTATTGATGAAAAGACGGAAGACGAAATTCTACTTGAAGCAATTAAAAAGATTATAATAGATGCCGAAAGACAAGTAAATTAAAGTCAAGTAAAATGTACAAAAAACTTGACAGAGGACAAGGCAAATAGTGACTAATATATTAGCCATTAAGCACTAAAAAGACGGATAATGATTAATATATTATACAAATTAATAATAAGATTATGAAATCAAAAAAAGAAAAAACACCAAGTAAAACTTCACCGAAAGGCGGTAGAAGAGGTTGTCTATGTGATGACGGTAAATATAATCCCAAGTGTTGTGATGGAACGCTACAAGCGCAGGGAGTAGGATCATTAGTACAAAGTAATGACAGTATCACATACAATATAGTTCCTCGGAATATTGGATAAAAATACAACAAACAAAACACGAATAAGTTAAATAGAAAAGTTTAAATATGAAATCAAACGTTCTAAACCAAATTAAGCAACTTCTTGGAATGGAAGTTAAACTTGAGCAAATGAAACTTGCTGACGGAATGACTGTAATCGAAGCGGATTCTTTTGATCCTGAAATGGCGGTAGTTATCGTAACAGAAGACGAACAAAAAATTCCTTTGCCTGTAGGCGAGTACGAATTAGAAGATGGTCGTGTTCTTGTTGTTGCAGTAGAAGGTATCATTTCTGAAATCAAAGAAAAAGAAGAAGAAGCTCCTGAAGTTGAAATCGAAGTTGAAGCACCAGTTGCAGAAGAAGAAGTAATGGCAGAAGCTGAAGTAGCTACTCCAAAAAAGACGGTTGAATCAATAATTAAAGAAACTTTCTTTTCTGAGATGGAAGCATTGAAAGCAGAGAATGAGGAATTGAAAGCTAAACTTGAAACATTTTCAAAAGTTGATCCTATTGCAGAGGTTGCTGTTGAAGAAGCTACTGATAAGGTTGAGCTTGAGGAAGTGAAACCAATTGTATTTAACCCAGAGAATAAAACACCAAAGGAGATGATTAAATTCTCTCAAAAACGTGGTATGTCTACTATGGATAGAATTTTAGATAAATTAAGTAATTAATAAAAAAACATAAAAAAATGTCATTAACAATTTCAGGAAGTACTTATGCTGGCGAATTTGCAGGTAAGTACATTGCAGCAGCTCTTTTGTCTGCTCCAACATTAGAAAAAGGTGGACTTACTATTCACCCTAACGTAAAATTCAAGCAAGTAATTCAAAGAGTTTCTACAGGAAACGTTATTGCGAATGCTTCTTGTGATTTCTCTGATTCCACTACGGTTACTCTTACTGAGCGTGTATTGGCTCCTGAGGAGTTCCAAGTTAACCTACAGCTTTGCGCTTTGACTTTGGCTGCTAACTGGCAAGCTGCTGAGATGGGTTATTCAGCGTACAACTCAATCCCTAAATCATTTGAAGATTTCATTTTAGCACACGTTGCTGAGAAGGTAGCTTCTTCTATGGAGAGTACAATTTGGGTTGGTGCTAACGCTACTGCAGGTCAGTTCGATGGTATCGCTACACAAATTGCTGCTGATGCTGCTTTGCCATCTGCTCAAGAAATTGCAGCTGTTGGTGGTGGTGTAACAGCTGGAAACGTTGTTGCTCAACTTGGCTTGATCGTTGACGCTATCCCTGCTCGTCTTTATGGTGCAGAAGATTTGAAACTTTATGTTTCTCAAAACATCTATAAAGCGTACGTTCGTGCTTTGGGTGGATTTGCTGCTGCTGGTGTAGGTGCTAACGGATACGACAACAAGGGTACTAACCAAGTTCTTGGAGATGTATTCTTTGATGGTATTCCAGTATTCATGGCTAACGGTCTTGCTGCTAACACAGCTATCGCTACACCAACTTCTAACCTTCACTTTGCAACTGGTTTGCTAAATGAGATGAACGAAGCACGTGTTATCGATATGCGCCCGATTGATGGTTCTCAGAATTTCCGAGTAATCATGCGCTTTACAGCTGATGCTAAGTACGGATTTGCAGAAGATATCGTTACTTACGGAATCACTAACGGTGCTAATTAATATTAACTGACTTAATCAACGGGGAGGGCGGTTTTTCTCCCTCCCTTTTTTATAACATTTAAACCTTAAAATTATGTCATGCGATATTTCAAATGGTTTTGCTGAACCATGCAAAAGCAGCATCGGAGGGCTTGACGCTATCTACCTAATCAATTATGGTGATTATACAGCTAATGATATTACTTATAACGGAACTAACACGGATCAAATAGACGATATCAATAGTGTTGCTACTGTTTATAAGTTTGATTTGAAAGGAGCTAATAGCTTCGAGCAAACAATTACTTCAAGCCGTGATAATGGTACTACCTTTGTTGAGCAAACTTTGACCGTAAGTCTTAAACAACAAAGTGCAGTTAAACACAAGCTAATTAAACTTTTGAGTTACGGACGTCCTCACATCGTAGTAAGAACTCGTGCAGGTCAATACTTCCTCGCTGGTCTTGAGCGTGGAATGGACTTGACTACTGGCGTTATTTCTAACGGAACGGCAGCTGGTGACATGAATGGTTACACACTTACTTTTGTAGGTCAAGAGAATATCCCAGCTAATTTCTTGAATTGTTCAACTGAGGCAGGACTTGTTACAGTTCTTTCTTCAGCTTCTATTGTCACTTCATAGTGTTTCTTTCATAGTGTTTAGATTGGGGAGGCTTCGGTCTCCCTTTTCTTTTTCAAAACAATTATGGATAAGTGTAGTTAATATAGTATGATTATCTTACAAGAAGTAGGTACGGCACAAAGTTTTTCTTTTATCCCTCGTCAGGATACTTATAATACTTTGCAGATAACAGACGAGCAGACGGGCGTTACAACAAACGTAACTATTACTACAAATGTTATAGGTCAGTATTACAATACGATCACAGCTACTTTTTCTTTAAAGCAAAATCATTACTACACACTAACACTTAAGCAAAACACGGACGTTGTTTTTAAGGATAAGGTATTTTGTACTAATCAATCTATACCTACATTCAGCGTAAACAATGGTCAATATATAGTGAATACGTCAAATAACGACTTTATACTTTATGAGTAATATACACGTACTTAAACTGGCGCAATACGAACCGCCTGTAGTAGAAGAAAGCAAAAAACACGAATGGGTGACGTATGGTGAGAATAATTCTTACTATACTTTCCTTATGGAGCGTTACAAAAACTCTACTACAAACAACGCTATTATAAACAACATCTCACGCCTAATCTACGGAAAAGGGTTGAGTGCTACGGATGCAAACAAGAAGCCTAACGAGTATGCTCAGATGAAAGCTATGGTTAGCGCAGAAGATTTGCGTAAGGTAGTATTAGACTTTGAGATGTTAGGACAAGCAGCATTTCAAGTACATTACACAGCTGATAGAAAGAAAGTACAGAAACTTTATCACATTCCTGTGCATTTATTAGCACCCGAAAAGTGTAATAAAGATGGAGAGATAGAGGCTTACTACTACTCTAATAACTGGGAAGATACACGTAATTATACACCTGAAAGAATACCTGCTTTTGGATTTGGAAAAGAGAAAGTAGAAATACTAATAGTTCAGCCTTACTCTGTAGGGATGAAATACTTTAGCTACGTAGACTATCAAGGAGGTATCCCTTACGCAGTTTTAGAAGAAGAGATTTCTAACTATCTTATCAATGAGGTTCAGCGTGGTTTTAGTGGTCGTATTGTAGTCAACTTTAATAACGGAGTTCCTACACCTGAAGAGCAAGACATCATTAAAAGCAAGGTTTTAAGCCAACTTTCAGGAACAGACGGACATAAAGTAATCGTAGCATTTAATAACAACTCTGAAAGCAAGACTACGGTAGATGCTATGCCTGTTAACGATGCGCCTGACCTTTACAATCAGTTAAGCGAAGAGTGTATGCGTAAGATCATGCTATCTCATAACGTTACTTCACCGCTTCTCTTTGGTATTGCTTCAACAAACGGCTTTAGTTCAAACGCAGACGAGTTACAAAACTCATTTATTCTATTTGACAACTTAGTTATTAGACCTAAGCAAGAAGTAATATTAGATGCTATTGATAAAGTTTTATCATATAATGGAGTTAGTCTTAACTTATTCTTTAGAACTCTTAAACCACTTGAATTTAATGATCTTGAGAATGCGCAAACGCAAGAACAAGTAATTGAGCAAACAGGTACAGAACTATCTAAACACGGAGAAGCTACAGACGAAGAACTTGACGTACTATTAAACGACCTTGAGGGTGAAGTATTAGGAGACGAATGGGAGCGTGTTACAGAGCGTGAAGTAAAAGCGGACAACATAAGTACTGAGGAGTGGGTAAATAATGCGTTAAACCCAAAGAAAAGCGTATTGGCGAAACTTGCTTCTGTAATTAAATCAGAGCCGAGTAGAGAATCAAACTTAGATAAGTCAGTATACAAGGTTCGTTACGAATATTCAGAGCGTTATAGCAAACCTAATTCAAGAGACTTCTGTAAGAAAATGATGGCTCGTACTGCAAGCGGTGTGGTTTATCGTTTAGAAGACATTGACAAAGCAAGTAGAGCAGGAGTTAATAAAGAGTTAGGACATAAAGGACAAGCATACGACTTGTTTAAATTCAAAGGTGGCGTTAATTGCTCACACTATTGGAAAGAGGTTCTTTATAAACTAAAGAAAAAGGATGGAAAATATGTTGAAGATAAATCTTTAAGCTCTTCAAATGAGGTTAGTTCAATACCTAAATCATACCAACCAAGACCTACAGGAAACGCACAAAGCAAAGTAGCACCTATTGATATGCCTAATAACGGGCATCACCCTAATTACGGAAAATAATGGCAGAGGCTTTATTAATAACGAGAACAGACATAGTTAAGTTTACTGCGGTAAACGGTAACGTTGATACAGATAAATTCATTCAGTTTGTAAAGATTGCTCAGGATGTACACGTTCAGTCTATCTTAGGAACTGATCTATTGAATAGAATTAAAGCTGATATTGTAGCGAGTACTTTAAGCGGTAACTATCTTTCTTTGCTTACAAACTATGTTAAGCCTATGCTTATACATTGGGCAATGGTTGAGTATTTGCCTTTTGCAGCTTATACAATAGCGAATAAAGGTGTATATAAACACGAATCAGAAAACTCTACTACAGTAGATAAAGTAGAAGTTGATTTTTTAATTGAAAAACAGAGACAGATAGCTCAACACTATACACAACGTTTTGTTGATTATATGAGTTTTAATATGAATTTATTTCCTGAGTACAACTCAAATTCTAATGGAGATATGTACCCAAGAACGGACAATAACTTTATAGGGTGGATTTTGTAAATAAATAAACTATGAAGAAGTACAAACCGAAAGACAACAATATAACAAAGTTAAAGTTATACTTACAAAAGCAAAAAGAAGATGCCAAACGAGATAGGCTGGGGAGCAGCAGTAAGTAACTTAATTGGATGGGGTAAAGCAAGTGAAGACGGAGACAACTTTATAGATGAATCTGCTCTTGAATTATTTGAAACAGAAATAAATGAGTTCTTACTAACTCAATCCCCAACATTTGCAGATAACGGATGGGGCGAAATGTACGATTATTCATATTGGGGTGATACAATCCCTGAAAGATAAAAAATGAAAAGATGGCAGAAAAGAAGTTTTCAGAATTAACGGCAAAAGGTGCAACGATAGCAGACACGGATTTAGTAGCTATTTCGGAAAGCGCAGGCGGTGGTTCTTATGTAAGTAAAAGAGTAACAGGTGCAAATATCAAAGCATTGGTTACTGACGCCAACCTTACTACTACCGACATCACTACAAACGACGTAAGCACAACAAAACACGGATTTGCACCAAAATTACCAGGCAATACCACTACATTTTTACGTGGTGATGGTACTTACGCTACACCTGCAGCTGGCGGTCTAACAGAATTCACTGAGGCAGAAACTACAGCAGCACCAAACGCAACGGTAGCTGTCAACTCTTTGACTCCTGTAGCTGGTACAACGAATGCTGACTTCGCTATCGTGCCTAAAGGAACTGGAGCAATACTTGCTGACATTCCTGACAATACTGCAGCAGGAGGTGATAAAAGAGGAGCAAATGCGTTAGATTTGTCCACTAAAAGATCAGCAGCTAATCAAGTGGCAAGCGGTGCAAGCTCCATTGTTTTAGGGGAAAATGCCAGAGCATCAGGAAGTAACACTATAGCTATTGGTCTTGGAGGAACTGGTGCAGTTGCAACGAGTGAATCAGTAGCAATAGGAAGATGGACAACTGCATCAGGAAACCAAAGTTTTTCATCAGGTTCAAGATGTGATGCTACTGGATTAAGTTCAGTTTCTATCGGGGGTTATCAATATGGGGCAACAACCGCATCAGGGGAATCATCTTTTGCTTCTGGAGGTGCAACTGCAAGTGGAAACTATTCTTTAGCTATAGGTGCTGGAAACATTGCAAGTGGAAATCATTCTGTTGCTACTGGAACAAACTCACATACTTTTGGTATAATAGGAAGGCAAGCTCATTCTGCAGGTGTTGAAGCAACTCAAGGTGATTCTCAAGCCTCTAAATTCATATTAAGAGAAAGAACAACTGGAAACACAGCAACCACACTTACAAGTGATTCAAACGCAGCAGGAACACTTAACCAAGTAATTCTATCTAATCAATCTGCATACAGATTTAAAGGAACTATTGTAGGCAAACAATCAGGCAGTGTGAACGCAGCTGTTTGGGATATAGACGGATTTATTGTAAGGGGAGCAAATGCAGCAGCTACTACATTGAACGTTTCTAACGTTACTTTGATACAGAATACTCCTGCTTGGGGTACACCAACATTAGCAGCAGATACAACTAATGGAGGTCTTAGAGTACAAGTAACGGGTGCAGCAGCAACTAATATTCAATGGACTGCTACTATAGAAACTACAGAGGTTATTTACGCTTAATTAAAATAAAATGTACAATACACTACACATATTTGGTTACGGAGAGATTCAAGTAATTACAGATACAGAGAATAAAAAAGTACCTATAGAAGACTGTCCTTCCGCACAAGCTGTGGTTGATATGGTTTATGCTTTGAAACCTGAAGGCAATACGGCAGGTACTGACTATCAAAATGTAACTATTATAAAAGATATATATGGAAGTTACAGCGCAATAGATGGGTCTTTCAGAGTTGATTATTCAGAGTTGGATGTTGCATTGATTGATCAATTAGTAGAAGAAATACAAAGCGCATAAGTGATGACTGCCATAGCAATAGTAGAAGCTACTAAAAAGAACGGTATTTCGGTGCTTTTGGCATCTGCTTTGTTTTGGCTTAATGGGCGTTTGAATAATATTGAGGAAAAATATGCAGCCGTAGAAATGCGGTTGTATGACTGTTTAGAGGATAAATTACAATCTTCATCTATAAATCATAATATAAAAAAAGAATATATTTACGCAATACTACCGAAAGAAGAAAACTATGGAAGGATTAAAAGAAAGATGGAAAGCAAAAACTCCTGAGTTCTGGAAGAAAGTGCAAAAAGTTGGGATCATTGCAGGAGTTATAGGTGGTGCTTTACTTAGCTCACCTATTAGCTTACCAACAGCAATAGCTACAGGAGCGACATATTTAGTTGTAATAGGAACAACTACAGCAACACTAAGCCAACTTACCAAAGAGTAACTTACCAAACAGTAACCTATGAATTTATCTAAACACGTAACACGTGCGGAATTTGAACGCAGTGAAACAGCCATAAATCATGGCATCCCTAATTTTATGAATGAATTTGAAATTCAAAGAGCTATATTGTTATGTCAAAATGTATTTGAGCCTATACGTGCTTATGTTGGCAGACCTATACGAATAAACTCAGGCTTTAGAAGTGCAGCATTAAATAGGAGAATCGGTGGCGCATCCAGTTCGCAGCATTGCATGGCTGAAGCTATGGATTTAGATTTGCATGACAGAGAGTTGTTTGAGTGGATTTTAGATAATGTTGAATATGATCAGGCGATATTTGAAGGAGGAACAAAGGAAAAGGCGGACTGGTTTCATATATCATACAGAAAAGGTCGTAACCGTAAACAGGCTTTAAGAATGATAAAGAAAGGCGGAAAGACTACATACGTACCTTATAAGAGAAAGAATGCGTAAGAGACTCTTTTTTGATATTGAGACCTCATTTAACATTGGTTTCTTTTGGCGAAGTGGATACAACCAAACTATAACACCCGAACAGATACTACATGAGCGAGCTATTATTTGTGTATGTTGGAAGTGGGAAGGAAAGGATGAGATTCACAGTTTAACATGGGATAAAAAGCAGTCGGATAAAGGGCTGCTTTCTGCTTTTATTAAGGAGTTAAACAAAGCCGACGAGATAGTAGCTCATAACGGAGATAGATTTGACGTAAAATGGCTTCGTACAAGGTGCTTAAAATACGGTCTTGATATGTTCCCATCATACCAATCTATCGACACGCTTAAAACGGCTAAAAAGCTGTTTAATTTCAATTCTAATAAGTTGGATTATATAGCCAAATTTTTAGGTGTCGGTGAAAAGATGGATACTGGTGGTTTAGATTTATGGAAAAAGATAGTATTAGATAAAGACCAAGAGGCTTTAAACCATATGGTAAAATACTGTTTACAAGATGTAGCTATTTTGGAAAAAGTATTTAATGTTATGAATAAGTACGAAAAGCCTAAAGTTAATTACGCTGCTCTTAAATACGAAGAGAAATATTGTTGCCCTGAGTGCGCATCTTCTAATATTCAGCTCAGAAAAACTTATACTACGGCTATAGGTACGATTCGCCACAATATGAAATGCAAAGAATGTAAAAAGCCTTATACTATAAATCAAAAGATATATTCTCAATATATAAAAGATAGGTTGCGAAATAAATTATAACTTTGAGACTTCATAGAGTTTTTTGTTAGGTCATAGTGTTTAAGCCCTCTTCGGAGGGTTTTTTTGTTGTTAACAATCAAATGTTAATTAAATAATCGTTAAAAAGTTTGCAGTTATTAACAGAATGTATTTA